GAGAATAGTAATTGGTTTACATAATATTATTTTTCAATTTTGTATACTGTATACAATCCATACATAGAAAATAAAACCGCAACACGTAGTATTCAAAACCACGTGTCACGGTCTCTAAAACTATAACCTAAACTAAAACATAGAAAAGAACTGTTTAAACTCTGTACCTGTTAAATTATCAGAAAAACATATTTTATTCTTACGAATATAATCAAAGATAATTGATTCGTTATTATTCAATGCAACAAAACCACAAGTCGTTAATAAGTCAGCGCTGAACGTATCCGAGATAACTCGCGTTCCCTTCTGTATTTCAGTTGTCTTAGGCGATACGTACCAAAAACAATTATCTTTATATCGCAAAAACTCCATTAAATACTTAAAATCTCGATACACTAGAACAACCGTATATATACGCTCGCACTCTTCACGTTCACACGGTAAATGTGGTTGTGGCGTGGTTACGTACGTGATACCGTCTATAGCTTTTTTCGCGTGTCCAAAAATCATATTATTTGAATCTGTACTAGGACAACGCCACAACGCTATTGTAACATCATTAATATTATAATAGTCTATAGTGTCGTTTTTCTGTGAAAGCGCGTTCGTTAGCTCGAAATCTCTGTAATAAGGGTTAAATCGTGATATTAAGTTACCAATCATATAAACGCAACCCTTGTTATATCTTAGTATCGTGCTAAACATATTTAACAGTTTGTTTGGCTCGTCGCTTAAATATGTCTCACTTATAAACTCCTCGAAAATGATTGTAAAATAATTTTTAAACACTTGTGATTTATATGTGATATATTTAGATAACGCAAGCACTCGCCCTATTAACATTTCGCGTGTTATTTTTCCGTCCTCAGTTAAGTTTCCGAAATAAATTTCGTGTCTGTAAACCGAGACATTATTATAAACCCCTCCCGTTAATAGTGAAATGTCTATATCGTCGAAATATGTAGCGCAGTAAACGTCTTTTGTCTCGTCAACATAACGGCGTAAATATACAAATTTCTTTTTGCAATCTCCGTTTACAATATTGTTATAAGCGTCTTGTAATACCTTAGTTTTTACGGCGTAGCTTTTACCAGAGTTTCGCCCACCATTTAAAATTATAATATCGCCTTTTATGCGCTTTACTTTTTCAACAGTTACGGGAAATACTAGCTTTTTATTGCTCGTTGTTTTCAACCTCCTTTTCGATAGCCTGTAAGCGCGTATCTATAGCTGATAGAGTGCTAACAAGTTTATCATTAAATTTGTAATTGCTATATAAGAAATAACCAACAACTACACAACTAACGCCGTTATTAACTATAAGATTTATAATTGATTCCATAACTTACACCCCTAACGAAATAGCGCGCACTACGTCCAGCGCTATAATATCAATGATTTTATTTAACTCTGCAACCTCGGTCTCTTCGGTAAAAAGTTTTTGCGAGCTTGTTATACCAATATTCCCGTGACGCTCCAGCGTAATAGATTCGTTAACCGTTCCTGTATCTGTTCCGCTTGTCGTTCCCTCGGTGGTATCTTTTCCCGTGTGTTTTTGTGTTCCCTGTTTGGTTGTTGTCTCAGTTCCTCCGCGTGTCGTTGTCGAATCGTCCGTTATAATTTCGCCGTGTGAAACGGTCGTAACGTCCTCGCCCGATTCTGTCTGAGTATTAGTTCCCATTTTAGCGCTTTTTTCGGTGTCGTTAAATGTGGAACTATCAAACGTTGTTCTTGAATCGGTTGTTGTTTCATTGATTCCGTTTGTTTCGGTCTTGCCATAATCAACGCTTGTTTCGTCCGTTCCCGAGTGTGTCGTTGTGTTTTCGGTACTTTCGCTGGTGTCAAGCGTTAGCTCGTCCGTGAAATTGTCCGCAGTTTCCGTGTTATATGTTGTTTCACTTGACGTTTCGCCGTTTGTCGTGTTTTCTGTTTCAGTCACTCGCGTTGTTGTTTCCGTTCCGTCAACATTCCATAACGGGTTATACTCCATATTGAACACATTAAACAAGCGATTATATTTCATATAATTTCTAATAATTATATTAGTAGTACGTTTGTTAACGCGTGTTTCAAGTGTGGTTAGGTTTTCGTTGTCGTCGAGTAATTCCCTAAAACCAAAATCAAGCTCGATTGTATCATTAACAGCGTTAATAATTGCACTAGTTAGCCACGCGGTCGAAACTACGTTATAAAACTGATTAACGGTCGATATTAAAAAATCGGAAAATATTTTTTTATCGTGATTTAAATATGTGCTAATCCTCATTATTTACAACCTCCGTTTTATTTTCTATTGTTTCACGTGAAACGTTTGTAACGTCGAAACGCTCATTAATCTTAACAGTTATATTTGTGCCGTAAATCTCATTTACACGCTCGACACCTTTTTCACGACATTTTAACATATCGTCAAGAGAAATTAATAAAACTTGTGTATCACTTTCAACCTCTGATTCGGTCATATTACCGCGCTTATTATTGCGGAATTTTACACCTATATCACGGTAGAACATTTCGAGTATTTTGTCACGTGCTAGTAAAATGTCTGTTAACGTGTCGTTGGTGTGATTGCGTGTAATTTCAATATTTCTAAATGATTCAATTATCGGTGTGTCTACAACAATGTCACGCTTTCCAAGTCTTAAAAGATTAAAAAACTTTTTTAATGCTCCGCGTGTCTGTTCATTTGTTGCGGTCGGAATACTTGTTAATCGCATATTACAAGCGTATGTACTTATAGTGCTTTCAATGTCCGCTAGCATACACGCGTAACGCTGTATAAAAGTTAAAAGTGAACCGTCGCTATGAATATTTAAAACGTTGTCTTTTAATGACGAGTTATATATAATTGCGTAGTCGTCGATATTAATATTAGATTTTGAACCGATAACGGCGTTGGCGTATGTCGCGCGTGTTGGGTTGTAATATTTATCAAAATCGTAAATAGATGTAACTGCAGTTATTATTTCGCCTTTATACGGAAATACAAAACAATGTCCCGTCAATATTAAGTTAGATTCAATCTCGCGCGCAGGTAGTGAATCGGGTAAATTGTTATATTTGAAAATATCCAAGCAAATATTAAGCAATTTCCAAAACCAATACTTGAACCCGAGTTCAACGTCTGTTACGTCGTAAAGACTGTTAACAAGATTTTCAATCTTTTTACGCTCCGTCATAAAATTACGCCCTCCTTTAATTCTGCAATAATTTTTGCTTTTTCCTCACTCGTGCAATGTGTGAGAGTGTCAACAACAACACTTTCAATTTCTGTATAGCCTGTTAATGCGCCGAGTGTTTTATAAACTCGCGACGGTATACCGACAAGCGACTTATAATTCGTCGGATAGTTTGTCATGTATCTAGTTTGTATGATATACGGTGTTCTATATGTAAACAACGCGTTACCACTCAACCCCCCGCCGTGTTCATAATCGGGTTTTTGCATATCATAATTTTGTATCGCACCCATAACATTCGTTAAGCCACTAACCGCGCCCGCAACGTTTCCGCTTGCTAATGATAACCCCGCACCAACTAACGATGTAACGCCCGAAACGACACTTGTCATTTGTCCCTGTTTCATACGTGCATAATTAGCGCCACTTATAGGTAACTCAGTGAAACAATTACCAACATAAGAATATAATATGTGCTTGTTGCGGTTAGGGTGTTTACATACAACGTACGCTTGACAATTTCCCGTTAAAATGTCTACGTGATAAACAACATTAATCGAACCGTTTGTAAAATCGTCGGCGCGCATAGGCTTAAAACCTAAGTAAGGTAAATAGATTTGATAGTCTGCATTATAATCTAAGAACCCGCCGAAATGCTCCAACACGTCGATTGTACCGCAATCAATTTCTACATATTCAGTTGCGCACGCATTTGCTTGTATTTGTGAATCTAGGTTACCGACTTTAAATGTACCGTTAACCGTGTTTACATTAATAGGCACAAAACCGAACGCTATTATATTTTCCATAGGCGAACTCTGATTTTTTATAACATTGTCGTAATAGTTCGCACTCCATAACCACGTGGAAAAATTCGCAAGCTGTGACGTATCGGGCGAGTATAAATTCACTAACCCCGAACCAAGCGCCGAAATTGTCGGAAATGGTGGAACGTCGATTTCGTCGTTAGTATCATCATACGAGCCGAACCCTCCGTCGTCGTCGTCGTTTGGTGGTGGATAGTCGGGGTTATTATCAACTTGGTTTCCATCCCAAAACCAGTCTGGAACACTTGCAAAATTACTTTCATCCCAAAGCACAACCGAAGGTATCCAATCACGAGGATCGCCGGGCTGTCCGCCGTTCTCTCTTATTCTGCCCCATTCTGTAGCAAAGTATAAAGTACCCCATACTTCATATGCATTAAATGAAGGATCGCTCGAATTTTTGTAATGAAACATAGTCGGAAACAAATAAAGTGCCGGTTGACCTTCTGCAAATACACCATCATAAGTATAAGTTAAATTAACGCCTGAAATGGTAGTAACAACACTTGTTTTAAGATTAACAAACTGATAATATAAATTTATTTGTTCACCTGTTACACCTGTAACGTAAAACCTTAACGCTGTTTCATTTTTAAAAACGAACTGAACAAAGTTTGAATTATCAACGCTAAAAGTTGCGGTCATATCGTCAACCATGTCTTTAGTTATTCTGATTGAAGGATAAAAAGGCGCTGTTATATAAGTGTACTTTCCTAGTATAGACACTGCCCAATCAAAAGTAATTAGTGGAGGTCGCCATTTTGGCAAGTCTATAATATTACTTGTTTGTTTGTCCGCTGGTGCTAATGCGAGTAATTGCCAAGCGTTCCAGCACTCAATAAATGAATTATAAATAGCCATATTACACCCCCGTAGTCGCTAAAATATATGAATCATTATTAGAAAAACCGTTCGGAAACTTTATAGTATTAACCAAGCGTTTATTTAAAACGGGCGCTTTATCGTCAACTAAGTACGTGTTGAACTCGTTTTCTTGTCTCGCAATAATACAACCGAGGTTTAATATATCCTCTTTGTATGTCATTTTTAAATCACACTCGCAATCATAATATATACGATTTGCACCTAACAACGGTTCACTTAAATAGAAATAATAACCCGTCTCTGTGTTATAGCAATAATTTGCATTATTGTATAAAGTCTCATTATATGCTAATTCGAGTGTCGGTGTATCTTTGTTAACATCATTTTTATAAATTACGTTAACGTCGTATGATGTAGGTATTTGCTCATAATGATAACTATTTGCATTTATTCCACAAATAGCCATTGAAGGATTATAAGGATTTGATAAAGGTCTATCAAATGTTAATCTAATATATTTATACTCGTTTTCGCTATTGATAGCAAAATTTAAAAGTGTCCCTGTATTTAATAGCGCCGTTATCTCCTCTGTTTTTAAAGTATCAAAATTTACACCATCACTTGAAGCGCTAATAGCCATATTACAAACAAAGTTACCTGCATAATCAGAACCGCAAACAAAACTAACATTTGTAATTATTCTAGGTGTAGTTAATTCAATTTGAATATATGGTTGCATATCATCACTTGCTGAAAACCAACATTCATTATAAGTAGGTGGGTTATTCGGTGAGTCCCAAGAATTATTAATGGTAGCATTAAATGCACCCCACGCTGGATAATTCGAATTTTCACTTGAACAAGTGATTGTACTAATTGCACCCGTCGCACGTGGTATAAAATTAATGTCGTCTATACGTGTGTTAACACTTTCAACCGCTAACGGTGTTAACTCTTTATTCAATTTTCGATTGTCTGAGTTGTTTTTATAAAATCTAAAAATCACGCTTGCACCTCCTCAATGTTTCACGTGAAACATATAAAAATACGGGTATTTGTATAGCGCGCCCGTCCGCGCTTGGTGGCAATGAAAGAAAAGGACTATATCAAAATTAGTTAAGTGTCAAAATAATACCATTTTCTGAAATGTCGTTAATATAACCGATATTCGCGCCCTGTGTAAAGTTGGTTCGTCTCTCTGAGTTAATACGGTCGCTAGCGCTCCAACGCTCATACATTGAAACAGCGATAGCCTGTCTGTCCGCAAGTACGCCTATAACATTTCCTATTGTCTGAGTTACTGGACTTTCAGCGCCCTTTTCACTCGATGGAATTACAACAATGCCTGACTTGTAGTCAAAGTCCTCGCCTGTGTTATACTGCCAATAATTAACGCTAGAGTAAAGTGGAAGAGATACAAGCTCATTGTGGAATGTTGACGAACTAAGGAACGAATCACAAGCACTTGTAAATGCCTTAAGCATCATAACGTGCATATTATCACGGCTAGTTGCTCGAATCTTTGAACCGACATTATAAAAAGTTCCCTCGTCCTCCATATATGCAATATAGTTATTAATAACATAACTTGCATAATTAAGAAAATCTTTGTTATAAAGTGCGCTTTTTCCTACAGGCTGATAACCTGCACTCTCGCTTGTATAACCCTTTGCAGTGTTATACATTGTTACAAGGTTAACAATTCCGCTTGAGTTCTTTTTCTTTTCTCCGATAAAGTTACATACACAAATGTGCGACATCTTGTTAAGCTGTGATTCAAGCGAACCCGTGAGCGAATCCATAATAGCAGTTATAAAACTATTTATAGCTGATTCACTAGTAAACGCCGAACGGAAAAGCACGTCCGGAACACTTACAGACACTTTCCATGTATCAATGTCTTTGAAAAGTGTTACATCAATATTCGGCTTGTAAACTGTAAAATAGTCGGTTGAATAATCGTTCGCGCCAATGTTCCAAGAATTATCCTTTGTCGCACTAATCGGCTGCACGTCGATTTTTTCAACGATTGAACCAAAGACAACGCCCTCCATTAATAGTTTAGGCATATCAAGACGACGGTCAAGAGTTCTGATTACTGTCTTGCCGATTTTGTCCACAAGTTTACCTAGAAACATATCCGAACTCGCGGTAAACTGTCCGCCGTATAGACTCTCGCCTAGTGAAATAAGACCGCTTAAGTCTTTTACAGACGGCGCGGCTAGACCCCAGCACTCGTTAGAAACGGCGTTAATTAATGAATAAATCTGATTTACTATCATTTTTAAAACCTCCATATCATAAAAATTATGTTAACTATTTAACAATTAAAATATAGCAAAAATGTAAAAATAAAGCAACAACAAAAAAGCTGGTATATTTCAACCAGCTTAAAAAGTTTCACGTGAAACATTAAATATTTTTATTGAGATAATCAAATATAGTATTTATTGCACCTTGAACAATATTATAATCATTACCAAGTTTAGCTTTTCGCATATCACCGCTACCGTATTTATCGTTTAATGTATCAGCTATTAAAGTAAAATAATAACAAGTATCTTTTATTTTTGCTACGGGTGTTTTGTATAATTCAACCTCTTTTTCACGTCGAATTTTTAACCCCTCGACAACCTCCGCGCCCGCGTGACAATATAAAAGCATTCGCGCAGGTATTTCTGATTTTGATAAATCGCCATATCTTACAAGCTCGTCAATCGAACCAATATTAAACGCAAATGATACAAGCGCGTCAAACTCGTTTTGTGTCCATTTATATTTATAATAGTACTTGTTTACGTTTTCCTCAAAACGCTCAATATCTTTATAAAATAGCGCGTATACCTCGTGATCGGTTAAGTGTTCGCCTTTGTAAACGTCGCTCGCGCAATGACCGATACCAATAGTAATATTTCCGAACCCGTCGTCGTAAGCGTCATTTCTGAACCCTTCAAAATCAATTATTAATTTTTTACCATTTTCTGAGATTTTCATTTGTTAATATCCTCCTTAATTAATTTTATTATTGCATTGATTGCAATTTCTAACGCCTCAACATCTAAAATAAATTTTTCGTTTCCGAGATATAATCTTTGTAAGTCCTCTAAGTGTTTAATCGCTTGTTCGTTCGTCATTGTTGTTTAATTCCTCCTCATATTCATTTATTAATTGTTCATACATAGTTGTTAAACCGAGTTTGTATGTTGTCGGTTGTAATACTATACCGTAACTGTCATTACAAGTATATTCGTTGCCGTCGCAATCTGTAAATGTAAAAGGCGCTTGCTCGTCAACGTAAAAGTGTATATTTTTTCGCGCGTGTTCATAGTCAAAAACAGTTTCCTTTTTAAAGTTTTCAATGTCGTCATTTAATGCCGATACCGCTAATTTACTAACGCCAGCAACCGTTAAATGTAGTCCGTCCTCGTACCTTGCTACGTACTTTTTCGCGCCTAGTGTTTTAAATTCCTGTGCGGTTGTTTCCGTGTCAAATATTCCTATATGGTACTTTTTACCTTTTCTATCCACTGGGCAAAACGCGTTATAATCCAAGCCGTTTTCCTCCGCACTTTTCTTACATTCATTTATAATATAATTGTTGTACTCTGTAAAATCAATCGGTTTCACGCTTTTTATTGAATCGGTGTCATAATAACATACTATATTATCGTTTTTTATGATTTGTCCCCATAATGTCGAGCGGTTATAAGCTGTACACCACACACCCCAAGCGTACTGACCTATTAAGCTATAACTGCTATGTAAACCGTCGATTTTTTCGCGCATAAAAGTCTCTTTTATTTCCTCCTCGTTATATTTTCCCCATTCGTTATTTTTATAGTATGTGTCTTGATTTAAAACGTTAGTTGCTAACATTCCGAAACAACTATTTAATCGTTGTTTACTTTTCATATATAATTCATTGTCTACGCCTTTTAACTCTGTTTTCTGTTTGTATAATTCGAGTAAATAGTTTAATATGCGTTTATCTAGATAACGTTTATTACAACCGTATATATTAACATATTCGATTCTTGAAAAATCATAAGATTGTAAAATCATTTCATAATCACAGTCAGTTATAACAAGCTCGATATAATCACATTTAACTATTCGCCCGTTATCGGCATAAACTCCTTGTTGTGTTATACCTTTATAGCTAGACAAGTAATGGTTATACAATTTGCTTTTTACGTCATAAAGTTTCACGTGAAACAAAAAACATTTATCATCTTTTAATATGTTATAGTCGTCTATATCGTAACCACCAACCCAGCGCCCAACGGGATATTTTTTTGTTAATAACATAGTGGGATATGCGCTTGTCTCGTCCGCTGAATATACGTTTTTTAAAGTTTGATTAGTATAAATTATATTGCTATGAGTTATACCTCCAGCAAACGCTTGCATTAATAGCATATATATTTCAAACGGTGGTATTAATTCTTGTTGCTTTTTAATATAAAAGTAATCGAGCCTTGACAATAAATCGCGCCTAACCTCGCCCGTTTGGGTTAACGGTATGTTAAAAATATGCCCGTACTCACTTTTAAAATATTGTATTATTTTTGTAAGCGTAATAATATCATATTCGCAATAACCCAATTCAACATCATTTAATTTTGTTAGTGGCGAACGTGTTATATTGTAATCTAAGTCGCCCGTTTTCTTGCGCACGTCCGTGTAATTTTCAGCGCTTTTTTCAAGTGACAAATTTGTTAATTTATAACTACATCTAAATTCTATGTTTAATTCCTTAATATAAAATGATATGGGCTTATGTGGTGCGGTTGCTAGCATATTTTCAATAGTGTAATTTTTTAAAAACATACGCAAGAAATGAAATTCGTATGCAAGATTATGTACATATATTATTTTTCGCGTTTCCTCGTCCGCTATATGTTTTAGTACGTCCTCGAAAAATTCAAAATTACGGAAATAATAAACATTATCATTAACTCCTATCATACATATATAAACACAACTAGCTATGTCAATGTCGCTATAGTCTTTTATGCTATAATCGAAATTTCGCCAAGTACCGTTTATTTTAAATAAGCTAGACACCTCAATGTCGAAAGTATAAATATTATCCGAGTATCGCGTTTTTCCGTTTCGCCGTGAAACCTTAAAACAATCGTGATGTCTGTCGATTATTTGATTAACGTCTTTTAATTCAATCACGGCGCGCCCTCCTTTATTCAGCCATATTTTTAATCATTGTTTTAAGTGTATTACGAATGTATTTACTCAACTTGTCTGGATTGACTGACCTATAACCCTTTTGAGCTAAAAACTCGGATTCGGCTTTTTTAGCGCACTCAATCATAATTTTATCTAATTGCTCCGTTTTTAGACCTAGTTTCCTACCGTATAAATAAAAGTCATATTTTTGATCGCTTGGTAACTCGTCAATGTAATTCTGATATACTTTTGTATCGTCTATTGTGTCTATTTGGTCTAATATGTCTTGTTTCGTATATCCAGCACGCGCTAATTTTCGCGCTGTTTTTGTACCAAAAATCGCCTTAACATTTCCTTGCTCAATCAATGTTTTAGCCAGATTTTTAACAATGTTATTCGTGTCTTTGTTGAATTTTTCCGAACTCGAAAAACGGTCTTTTTTTCCACTTTTTCCGAATTGTTCGTTAACTTTTTCGAGTGCCTGCTTTATACTTTCAAGTGTATTGTTTGTTATTTTGTTCTCGTCAGCATAACGTAAAATATCATTAGCTTTACGAACTAACTTTTCGTATTCACTACGTGTATAGTCACGCTTTTTAGCCACGGTTCGCACCTCCTCAATGTTTCACGTGAAACATAAATAAAATAGCGGGTATTTGTATAGCGCGCCCGCGTTCGCGCTTGGTTGTTACGCTATATCACAATAGATATAATTACGTCCGTTTTTGCTTGTTCCGTGTCCCACGATAATTTCGGTAGGTATTCCCAGCATTTCCGCAATATCAAGAAATGACTCAATAAATGTTTTGCTATTTGTCGCGAATACTCCGTCGTTTGTATCAATGGAAAGAATGTCTATTTCGTTTCCGTCCTTGTCTGTGTCTGTAAAGATAATATAACCGTTTACTGTTACCGCTGTTTCAAGTGTAGAAACTTTCTTAATACTCTGCGACTTTGTAACTCTATAAAGCTCCTTGCCTGTGTAGTTCATAGGGTTATTAATAATTACCATCTTTGCGTTTTTTGTGTTTTCCATAATTTTTTTTTCTCCTTTTATTAAATATTATTCGTTTTCGCCTGCTGTCTCCTCGGCGTTTGTCTCCTCGGCGTTTGTCTCGTCACCGTCTGTTTCCTCGGTTAACTTTTCCTCGATTTCGTCAACCTTGCTTTTTGTTTCACGTGAAACATTAGCTTTGTTTAATTCTTTGTCAACCTCGATTAACTCGTTGTAAAAATCTTCAAGATTAACTTTCAACCGCTCCACCTCCTTAATTAATTTTTTTATCGTCTTTTTCCACCTCCTTAAAAAACATTTTTTTATTAAAATGGTGGTTGTTTCTGTGTTCCAACCCCATATTAACAAACTTTCAATTAAAACGCTAGTATTTTCTAGCTTGTAACCTTTTTGTATATCCTCCAGCGCTCGATAAATTACAGCATATCGAACGCGCTCGAGTGTGTCTTTGTTTAAATATTCGTATATGCTAATCACTCCTTAAGTATTAAATCACTATAGACATAATCGCGAAATGTCCGGAATAATGCACGCGCTTGCTTGTCGTGTTCACTGTCCAGCTTGAAAAGTCTAGCGCCACCCGTTGAAATGTCGATTGCTATCATTGTGTCGTAAAAATAGTCTATGTCTACTAATGACGTTTCATTATTTAAGTATAGCTTTTTGATGTAGTCGTTAGCTTGGGGTAAGGTGTCTAATACTTTACCGCGAACAACTGTATATACTTTTTGTCCTAGTTTTTTACTTGCGCGCTCGTTTAATTTGTATTCGATTACACTCCACATTTGTTTATATCCTCCTTTTTTGCATTTGCGATTCTATCTAATCTGTAAAGCTGTTGTATTTTTTCCTTCATTTGCGTTTCAATGATAATCTTGTCTACATCATCAACACAAGATTTTAAAAAACCTTTGCAACCTGTAATACATTCAATTCTAGCGGCGTGTTCGATTATTTGTTTAATAATTCTATATGACCAGATAGCGTTCTTTTTATTACAATAATACTGTAAATCTGTAAGCAAATTGTTTATGTTCATTTTTTATTTCTCCTTTTCTCTAGTTTGCATTTCTAAAACTTTTCGCCATTTTCCGTTATAAGCTTCATAGATATAATTATCATTTAATCCAATCCAATAATACAAGCGACCTAGTAAATCTTTATAGTTTTCTACTTTCTCGACAATGTGTTTTTTTGCGTTCTTGCGTTTTGCTTTACTTGTAATATAGTACATTCAATTACCACCTTCTTATTTAAGTATTCTTTTATTTACTATAGCTCCAGCTAAAGCACGAATGTTTTTTAATGTGTTATATGTTATTACGTTATTAAAATACATTATTTTAGATATATCTTCGATACAGTTACGGGTTATACATAAGGCGTTAATGTCCTTTGTTATTATTAAAATATTAAAGTAATATCTGATACTGTGAAAAAAGCTTTTTTTCAATCCTCGCATTTTCTACACCTCCGTTAATTTATAAGCGCCTGTTTTTAAATTATTTTTTATTGTATCAACGTAAACAGAATATACACCGAATAAAACACCTTCATTGTCGAAAAATGCACAAGTTGTTATTTTGTTGTTAATGTCAATGCTTACAACCTCGCCTGTATAATTATTTTTTGTTATCTTAAATGTAAAACCACACTTTATATTCATTTGCTACCTCCGTTTTGTGTTCTGTGTTCTTTGTTCCTTACAAGTATTATATTATCATAACTAGCGTGAAAAGTGGTTAACAAACTGTGAACAATTTGTAAACATTTTTGTTAACATTTATATAGTTTTCAATACTACGTGTCGCGGTTTTGTTTTCTATGTATGGATTGTATACAGTATACAAAATTGAAAAATAATATTATGTAAACCAATTACTATTCTC